GCATTCTCTTCTTTCAAATTCATGACACCAGCAGCTATAATTCTTGGACCCATCAAACTACTTATAGATAAAGGAACACAAGAATCATTTGAATTAGAAGAAGTAGCAGTAAGTGATGATTTTCCAACCGATCCACAACCTATTCCAGTAACGCTTGAAGCACCCATTTTTCACCTCTATAATATGTAAGCTTTATGAACAAAAAAAGACAATGCATTTAAAACTGCATTGTCTTTTTTTTAAATTATAAAAGCAAAAGGTATGCGTCTTGGAGAAAACCAAGACGCATACCCAATTGAACTTAAGAAACTGCTGCACTGAAAGGAGTCGCTTCAGTACCGCTATTTGTAAGGAATGCCCTTACGCAGAACTGACCAGAAGCGATATCTATTATCTCAAGACTGTCGCCTTTGATGCCACCCTGAGTAGATCCATCCATTGTAATGGTATCAGTAGTCGAAGTAGTTGGCCAACCATTTGCTGGCTCACCCTCTCCGTCATCGGCAAGAGCCAAGCCAGAAATAATGTCCGTTGCATTAGCTACTTGAATTTTGTAGCTGTTGCTAGTTACAGTGGTATTAACATAAAACTTATAAATATCACCAGTTCCAGTAGCTGCTGGAAGAGTAGCAACAACACCTGCTGCCCTAGTGAAAACCAAAGGAATTCCAGCTTTGCTTGAATCAAGAGTTATTGTCGCAACATTAAGCACGAATGGTGCTTTTGACAATGCGTTGTTGTCGAGATTAGCTGCGGTCACAGCATTTGGCTCGATGTTTACTGTTTTTACAGAACCATTGAAAACCAATGGCTTGATTTTTGATGCAGAACCTTGTCCTGTTCCTTCTGTTGATGTAGCTCCCATAATAATCTCCTTTTATATATAAAAAAAATCAAACACAATAAACTTAGCTTAACATAAAGACTAAGTTTATTTGAACGGCTTCAAGAAATTTAAAACCGTTCAAATATTACATTAAACAATCGCAGTTACATCCACACTCTTCCATGCACCGCCAACATAGACTTCTATGTTGCTTGTCGCTGTGTTGTAACAAAACATGCCGTTGGTTGCAGTACCAGCAGCAGCATCTCTTGCAGTATTATTTGCATATACTGGCATGATTGGCATACTTTGAATATAAATGTGACCATTTCTACCAGAACCAGAATTAGTGCCACAAGTAAGAAACATATCGCCAGCACGATCTGTGCCAACGCTATTACCAGTAGTAATCTCGATATCGCCACCACGACCATCAACTGTGCCATCACCAGCTTCGATACGGATGTCTCCGCCATCTACATCTGTAGTGGCTAGTGAATTGCCAGCAGTGATTTCTATGTCGCCTGCTTCTGGATAATCCTCACCCTCATTGATGCCATCTCCAGTTCCACTATCGCCAGCATGAATATGGACATGACCAGCCTCACCATCGCCACCAGCATCGCCAGCTTCAATATTAATATCGCCACCCTCGCTGTCAGTAGTACCACTTGATCCATCGCCACCATAGATGTTTACATCGCCAGCATCGCTGTTTTCGACACTATCGGCATCACCACCTCTAATCGTTACATTTCCAGCGTTTGCATCTGGACCATTGCCGGTATCACCAGCGAATATTTCAATGTTTCCGCCTTCGCCATTACCATTAGCTTTACCAGCGTAGATGAAAACACTGCCACCATCAGCATCATCTCCGACTCCATCAGCCTCGGGAGGATCGACCGCTAACGGATATCCATCACCTGCTTTAATGGTAATGCTGCTTGCATCATTATTGCCAGCAGTTCCATCTGCCGTGGAAATCAAAATATCCGATGTAAAGTTTTCGAAAATTTTACCTTGTTGTATGTTTTCTTTTTTCACGACACCGTTTACGATTTTCGGTAAATATTTCTCTACCGATCCTATTCCGACACCTTCATTACTTGTAGCTCCCATAATGATCTCCTTTGTAATAAGTAGAAATTAAAAAACTTAGTTTTAAAAAAACCAAGTTACCTTGCGTACTCAGAAACTTTCAACACCGCACTGTTGGTGTTCAAGGTGAGGATGTCATCTGCTCCATCCCTCTTTGCTTGGATTTTAATGGTCAACGCAGTTGTGACAGAATTTGAAAAAACCATGGCAATGGGAAACAGTACTGCACTTCTAGTGCCACCACCTGCACTATTTGTCCATGCTTGGTTTCTCCATGTTATCTCAACATCATTTACCGTTATTCTAGATCTGAAATTATCTGCCAAGCCTCCACCAACAGCATAAGTTGCATTATACTCAATGTACAAGGAACTGCTGTTGGATACTGGCGTGTATGAAACTGATGCAAAATCAGTATAGTCATTACTGTTGTTGGTCAATTCGCCAGCGGTGAATGTATAGAAACTCGTATTCAAGTGTTGTCCAATTGCGTCACCTCTGATGTAACCTTCAGCGGTTATATTGTTGCCAGACGAAATGTCACCATCAGCGGATATATCGCCATCTGCGGTTACATTGTTGCCAGACGAAATGTCACCATCAGCGGATATATTATTACCAGATAAAATATCACCATCAGCGGATATATCGCCACCAGACGAAATGTCGCCATCTGCACTGATATTTGATTCGGTTGTCATATCGCCAGTTGCGTTGATGTCGTATTTCCAGTTGTGTAGAATATCGACACCGAGGTTTTCAGCTTTTACTACGCCATTTATTATAAGTGGTTTAATTTTATTTACAGAGCCTATTCCTACACCTTCTCGACTTGTTGCACCCATAATAATCTCCTTGAAATTTAGGTGTATTTATCTAATAATATCTATCATTTGCATCGTAATTGTGATTAGAGCATGGAATAAATTTTGCGAAAACAGATATATACTTATATGACATATGAAGCAAGCCCAGAAACTAAATCATTTCAACAACAAATTTTGTATGGAACCATACTTGGTGGATCATCTATTGTCAATCCAACACATGGTAGAAATTGTTATCTTGCAATGAGAGACAATAACCTTAATTGGCTTTCATATAAAATCAATGAATTGAAAGATTTTTTTAAGTTAGATAGCACCACTATCAAAAAAGATAAAAACACATATAGATGTTACTCTGTCGCATATCCTTGTTTCAATCAACTTTATCGATCATTCTATAAAGATGGTAAAAAAACTGTAACTAAAGAAATTTTAGAGTCTCTGAATGATCTTGCTTGGATGGTGTGGTATGTCGATAGTGGTAGGAAAAGTAAAAGAAAAGTGTATCTTAGGACACAAAAGTTCGGAGAAGAAGGTTCAAATATTATTGCAGAATATTTCAATTCTTTGGATTGCACATGCACAATAAAGAAACAAAAAGAAAGATTTGAAATAGTTTTTGATAATAAAGGCTCACAAGAATATCTCAAGACATTTTCGCATAGATTGCCAAGCTTTATGGTAAATGATTAAGAAATTAAAATTTTTATGATTTAAATTTGATTCAATTGTTGAATTATCGTATGATTCAATTAGATATTACAACAACGATACATTATGGAATATGACCATGAGTACAAAGTGTAGTCTATATTATTGTGAAAATTTTCATCTTTATCGTGAATCATTTGATGAAAAATCAATTTATCTAAAAATCAATAATGAAAAAATAAAAATAAATATTGAATTTTCATTGCAAGATTTCGCCAAAATATCTGCATGTTTCAATTTTGAGTCTTTGAAAAAACAATCAGAAATTACTAATGAAGATATAAAAAATTATGTTGAAAATGTAATAAAATTAAGAGATACCGATGGAATTGGATCGCTTTTTGGTATTGGTGTATATGGATCAACTTTATTGCCAAAAGAAACCCAAATTGAGAACGGTATTAATTTCTTTGAAGAAAAAAGAAATTCAATAAAATTACTTCTAGAACAGATAGAAAACAAAAAAACATACGATATACCATTTGGTCTAGAAGATATTATTTGTGAGAATTCCAAAGTTGTGAAAATTTAGATCTCTCTTTTTCTGTAAACTTTTCTTTATATTCTTTGACGATATTCTTGTGGATTTCTTTAATTTTGATGCATTGATTGCATTTTTCTCCACAATAATTCCCATGCTTTGCACAAAAATTATTCATCATCTTCTTCCTTAAAATAATCAAATATATCATTTATTAGTTGCATTAATTTATATATAATTATGTAAATTATGCAACACATCAACAACTCTTTTAAAAACATACAACTCCTTTATCTACATACTAATAATAAACTAAAATAAATTTTTTTCAAGGTAATTTATGATTAAAACAAGAGAAGATATTTGGATGCACCTCGATGAATTAAATTGGTCGAAAGTATTCATCATGTTTTCAGTTAAATACAAAAAAAAATTAAAAATTGTTGATATTGAAATTCAAAGCGTTATGCGTATTACTAAATGTGGGAAAAGTAATGTTGATTTGGAAGATGAAATTCGTAAGGAAAAACACTTCCTCACAGAACCAATCTATCAAGAATATGAATATTCAAATTGCAATTATAAAGTAGATGGAATGTTGACATGGAACAATGATTTGAAAAAGGTTTTTTTAACTGGGAAAACTACAAAGAAATTAATTGAACAATTTAAAAAAGAAATATGAATATATATTCATAAAGGAGCATACGATGAAATCTTTAATTTTGGCTTTGGTTATTTTTTTAGGCTTTAGTGGTGTTTCAGAGGCACAATTTATCGTTGTATATCCACAAGTAAGACACTACAACAACTATAATTATAACAATTATAGATACAACTACAACAACTATAATTATGGTTATAGATATAACAACTACAATTACAATTACAATTACAATTACAATTACAACAATAATTGGAACAGATATGTAACGCCAAGTGGATATATGCCATTCAATAATCCATATTTTCACATGGCAACACAAGGAATAGGTAGAAGCTGGTAAGTAAAATTACATCCCACAACCGCCAGAATGCTTTTCTTCCTCTTCCTTGTCGTGTTTGAACGCATGGAAAATATCAGAAATGTAAGCACGGGATACAGATATCTTGTACTCCATCCATTCTTCAAGTTGATCATCGGGAGTGAGCATTTGTAACATCATGCTCGCATCATTTATTATATCTTTCAAATTACGCATCAACATGTCATTACCATCATCTGAAACTTCATTTCTTAAAGTAGGAGAAGGTATAGATGTCGATGATTCACACATGTCAAAATATTCACTCTCACTTATAATGCCAGCTAAGTAAAATTTATAATTTGGATTATTTTTGTCTATCATGATTATTTGTCCTTTTGATAATAACGAGTATTTTATTTGTTTCAATCATTTCTTTTTTATTTCGAACTTACGGACAGAACCTTTTTCTTTGTCCTTAATTCCCATCTCATGTCCAGTTTGATAATCATCATTATTTCCAAACAACTTAAATTTTTTACCATTCAAAGCATCTGTGTATCCACTATAAAATGACTCTGATATAAGTGTTGTCATCGCACAAGGTTTTGCATATAATACATCATCAGTAGTCTTGCATAAACTGGTATTTTTAAATTGTTCCTTATCTTTCATAATTCTTGGAAATCCACTGTATTCACCTTCGAAATTCCTATGCCTGATTCTGCCGCATCCCGAAGTCACAAAAATAGCAACAACTAAAAACAACATAATCATTTTATTCATATTATCTCCTAGTCCATTAAAATTATATGATTATCATATATATGTATGGGAGAATATAAAATGAACGATGAGAAAAATTTTATAAATGTAAATCAACTGAAACAAGAATTAGAATCATATAAAAAGTTTGCATTCTCCAATAATCTAATTGCATTGGCTCTATCTCTAACTATGGCTAATGCTACAGAAAAAATAGTAAATAGCATTAGCGAAAATGTATTAATGCCAATTATAAATTACTTTGTTGATAATGCTGGAGAAAACTGGAGAAATCTTGTTTTTGTGCCAACCGCTGGTCTTGAATTTGAAATTGGATCAATGATGAATGGATTTTTAAAGTTCATATTCACTAGCATTATTGTCTATATCTTTTATACAAAGGTTTTTAAAAAAAATGCAAATATTTCAATGGATGAATAAACATATAATACCAAGAAAATTCGAAAAAATAAGAATAGGAAATAACAAAGATGGAGGATATGTTCTTCCTAAAAAATGTATCGATGAAGGTGATCTTTGTATTTCTTTTGGATTGGGAAATAATATTACTTACGAAAAAGATTTATTGAATAGGAATAAAAAAGTTATTGGATATGATATTGCATTAAAAACACGACACGCATGGGCAAGAAAAATGAAACTTGATACCTATGAAGAATTCGCAAACATACCAGAAGTACAACAATCTAATAAAATAGTTCTAAAGATAGATACCGAAGGTTCGGAATGGAATTTTTTTGAAACAATGAATATGCAACATTTTGAAGAAAAAATTTCTTGCTTTGCTTTTGAATTGCATCTCCATATGAATCCTAAAAAAACACCATTATCAGTTATGGAAAAGATGCTTGATACACATTATGTCGCTCATGTTCATGGGAATAATTATGGAAATTGTAAGGAACTAGTTCCAGTTGCATTGGAAATTACACTGGTAAATAAGAAATATTTTGACAACCCACCAATTGATATTCAAAAATATCCTATTAAAAATTTAGACTATGTAAACAAACCGGGACGCATAGAATTAGATTTGCCTTGGTTGCATAGTATTAAGCTGTTGTGATTGAACTTTGTTTGGCTGCATAGTATTAGGCTGTTGTGATTGACCTTTGCTTCGATATGACGCTAGTATAGGTATTTGTTGGCGAATAACCTGCCAATGTTTGGATACCCAATCTATGAATATTTTTTCAGCCCTTACAGGACCAACTTCACTTGTTGTTCCCGTTGTTTGCAACTCAATCTCATGAGTGCATTCGTGAACAATCGTACTGGCTATTTCAATTATAGCATCCAAAGTATCTCCGTGAGTTGCTAAATGCTTTTGAACATTTACACGAATTACATCTGATGGCTGTAATTGATTTACATCTATATCTGGAATGTATTTCTTGATAACAGCATTAGGAACTGTATTTAACTTTTGATTCATCATAATGTCAGAACCAAATTTCATTTTGATCTTGTTTGCAACAGAAGCCCCTACAATTTTTTTATTTTCTGCTGAACTATAAAGACCATAAGCACCTGATTGCAATAACGCAATGGTGCTTATATTTTTAAGTAACTTCTGACCTGTCAATCTATCGTAAAGTTGTACTAACTTTACTGAATATTTTGCACTTTTATATGCAGAATCAATTTGGGTCTCATCGACATTTTCTGTGCCAATGGTAGAACCTTGCTCATAAAACCATTTTGAAAAATTCATAATACCTTCCATGAAAGTATCTATGATTCAAAATGTTATTTTATTACTGAGGAATTTGAATTCCACCAGAAGATGCAACCACAATCCCACTGCCAAATTTGCTGTTGTATGCGTTTTTAATCTCATCGTCTGGCTCTCCATACGCAACAATATGAGACTTATTTATGGTCATTTTTTGATCTTTGGCAAAAGGTGCATATGGCATCATACCAACGCCTTCTCTTGAAATGGCAAAAATCATCGGATTCTTTAAAACAAAAGTATCATTATCAGAAGATAAAGTTTGTGCAAGAACATCTTCACCAGTAGAAATCTTTAAATATTCAATTTTCATAATGTATCTCCTTAGAAAGATTTAACTTAAAAGAATATAACACTTATGTTTCTAATTGTAAATCATTTATAATTTCTTTTGTTTCTTTTTCATGAGTTTGCATAACTTCTTTTTCGATTTCTGGCTTTCCTTTGATCAAATT